GGAGCAATACCAATGGTTCCTAATAGATTAAGTTATACAGAAATGTATTCCGATGAATTCAAATATCCAAGTGAATGGACAGAATCTTGGGAGTCATATCTTAAACATAAAGATCATCTAATAAGAGAGATTCGTATATGGATGGAACGTTATGATACAATAGCCGAATCAGGCAAAATAGAACAATTAGCTAATAGTTTACATGAAAATTACTTTTCGTGTAATGGATTAAAAAAGGTATTATTTAATGGATAAAAAAGAAAACAAAGAAAAACAAAAAGAGTTTATTTACTTCCCGTCTTTATCAGCCGGCGGCTTTGCGTCGTCGCTGATTAAGGACACAAAATTATCAAATGGAACTACATGTAGATTTTATGATGATAGTTATCCGGAAGAATTTAGACATAAGAATTTCCTAATAACAGCAGGACATTATTATAAGAAGATGGATATACGTGACCAATTTGGTTTAGGTAAAGATTCATTAGTATTCGGAGATTCAGGAGGATATCAAATTGCAACTGGTGCATTGAAATATAGTGATGACTTGAGAGAAAAGATATTTCATTGGTTAGAAGCTAATTCAGATGTAGCAGCTAATTTAGATATACCACCTAAGACAGTATATGAAAATAAATTTTATGAATGTGCAGATATTAGTTATGATAATTTTGCATGGTTTGAAAAGAATCAATCAGGTAAGACAAAGTTCTTAAATATGTTACAAGGTTCCAATCCGCAAGAGTATGAGTGGTGGTATCAAAAATTTAAGCATTTTGAATTCCAAGGTTGGGCTATTGGAGGTCCTCAAAAATTAGTTGACTTCATGTGGGCATTAGCATTAATGTTAAAAAATAGAGAATTTGAAAAAGTTAATTTAGAATATTTACATTTATTAGGTATTTCAAAGATATCAGATTTCTTTATATTATCAACAATACAAAAATGTTTGAATAAACATTATGGCAACAGAATTATAGTTACAACAGATTCAAGTTCGCCTGGTCAATATCCTGTATATGGAACATATTTACATTCTCATAACTTTAAGAAATTATCGTTTACGGATGTATATATGCCAAAAGGTTCAAAAGATGAAGATGGAAATGTTCAGAAATTAGATCTTTTAGATGCTCCTGATCAATTAGTTCCATGTAGTTTAGATTGTCCGGCATGTAAAGATTTTACATGGGATATGCTAAATGATTATAATTCATCAGCAGTGCCTAGAATGGTATTACATAATGTACATGTATTTGATCATACAATAAAAGAAGTGAACAAGATTGTGGCTGCTCATAGAGAGGTTGCGCAATATGTTGTTCCAAATAATTTAGCTGCAGTATTAAAAAGTATATACGAAATGTTCGAAGATCCAGATGCAGCGATCACTACTTATGAGAAGTATAAACAATATTATCAAAAGTTTGGAGGACAAAGTATTACAACTATTAACAAAGATATATTTAATCAATTTTTTGAAGAAAAAGAAGAACTATGAAAAAAAGCGACTTATTAAATTTCGTAGGCCGATATCATTTGGCCGGAGCGACTACATCAGTAAAGTGGGATGCAAAAGAAGGTGCATTGCAAACTGAATTCATCACAGATGATCAGAATGTAATTGGACATATTAATGCTTCTAACTTAGATCTGGGTAACAATGAATTAGGTGTTTATGCAACACCTCAATTAGTAAAAATGTTAACTGCAACAGGTGAAGACCTAACAGTTGATGTGAATGATGTGAGCGGCACAGCTGTTAGCATTGGAGTAAAAGATAAAGATGTGGATATGACATTCATGTTAGCAGATTTATCTGTAATTAGACAGGTTCCGGATCTTAAGAATACACCTGATTGGAATGCTTCTATTGATATAACAGATTCTGTTAGAACTAAATTTATCAAAGCAAAGAATGCATTACCTGAATCAGAAAACTTTGGAATTAAATGTACTGGTGGTGTAGTAGATATGATAATGAATTATTCATCTATCAATACTAATAGAATTACATTTCAGTTAGATGCGCCTGATAGTAAAGATATGGGAGTTATTTGTTTTTCATCTACATTATTTAAAGAAATACTTCAAGCAAATAAAGATGCTGAAACAGGTAAGATTGAAGTTTCTGAAGCAGGTCTTGCAAGAGTATCTTTTACAGGTAAGACATTTACATCTACTTATTACTTAGTACAATTACAATCATCATAATATGACTGACGAGATCATACAACAAGTAACAGAATACGTATATGCAAATTATAAATCGTATAAAGATAAACAACTAATTATTAGAGAGAAGGAAAATTCTTTTCATATAGCAATTCATGAAGATGCATCTCCTTTAATATTAGGTAAAGGTATATTAAATTAATATGAAAGTTAGATTTAAAAAGTTAGTTGATAAGGCAGTTACTCCAAGTTATGCAAAAGCTGGAGATGCTGGACTAGACATGACAGCCATTGGACATAGAATTGATACAGAAAATAACTTTATAGAATATTTTACAGGTATTGCATTAGAAGTTCCAGATGGACATGTAGGTCTTTTATTTCCTAGATCATCAACATCTAAAACAGATTTACGATTAGCAAATTGTGTTGGTGTAGTTGATTCAGGTTATAGAGGAGAGATTTCTTTTAGATATAAGTTTGCAAAAGATTCATTCTTTGCAAAATTAAAAAGATTTCAAGATGGAGATAGAGTAGGTCAATTAGTAATAATGCCATATCCGCAAATCGAAATGTCAGAGGCAGATGAGTTATCATCTACTGAGAGAGGTGAGGGTGGTTACGGCTCAACAGGAAATTAATATGTACGGAAATCAAGAACATACATTATGGGTTGAAAAGTTTCGACCAGGGACATTAGATGGATATGTAGGAAATGAACATATCATAGACAAAGTAAAATTATATATTGAATCGGGCGATGTGCCTCATTTATTATTTTATGGAGGAGCAGGTACAGGTAAGACAACATTAGCAAAGATTATTGCAAACAATGTAGATGCAGATTTAATGTATGTAAATGCATCTGATGAGAATAATATTGAGACAGTTCGTACTAAGATTAAGAGTTATGCTAGTACAGTTGGTTTCAAAAGATGGAAAATTGTTATATTAGATGAAGCAGATTATATGACTCCTAATGGGCAAGCTGCCTTAAGGAATCTTATGGAAACATTTAGTAAAACGACTAGATTCATATTAACATGTAATTATGTTGAGAAAATAATTGATCCTATTCAATCTAGATGTCAAGTATTTGGTATAACACCTCCTAACAAAAAAGAGGTAGCTAAACGAATTGTATCTATATTAGATGAACTCCAAGTGTCATATGATAATAAGGACCTTGTTACAATTATAAATGCCGGCTATCCTGATATAAGAAGGGTATTAAATAGCTGTCAGAGGCAGGTTATCGATGGAAAGTTAAGAGTAGATGATACCAGCGTTATACAAGCAAATTACATGACTAAATTAGTTGAAATCTTAGATAAGGCAGATAAGAAAACTGCATTCAAAGAGATTAGACAATTAATTAATGATAGTAAGGTAAAAGATTTCTCGGCATTACATAAGTATCTTTTTGAAGAAGTAGATAATTATGCTAAAGGGCATATTGCAGGCATTATATTGATATTAGCAGAATCACAATATCAAGATTCATTTGCAGTAGACAAAGAGTTACATATAATGTCAACGATTGTTAAAATGTTGAACGAACTAAAATAGAGGAAAGGTTATGGCAAAGAATTATAACAAAGGTAAAGTAATAGGAATGAATCCTGGACAAGGACAAGCTCCAAATGCGCAAGTAAATATCAAACCAGAAGATTTAAAAGATATTGCATGTGAGAATTGTGGATGTAAATACTTTAGACAGGTAAATGCATTTAAAAGAGTATCGGCATTAGTATCACCGACAGGTAAAGAACAAATAGTTCCAGTACCGACATTTAGATGTGATGAATGTGGATTTATTAACGAAGAGTTCAGACCAATTGAACAAAAAACAAAATAAGTTATGGCAAAGAAATTAATATTTGGAGCAGATGCTCGATTAGAATTGATGAAAGGTGTTGAACAGTTATCAGATGCTGTAAAATCAACATTAGGACCGAAAGGTAGAACAGTAGTGATTGAAAAGTCCTTTGGTGGACCTCATATTACCAAAGATGGAGTGACAGTTGCAAAAGAAATTGAATTAGAAGATCCAATTCAAAATGCTGGTGCACAAATGGTTAAAGAAGCTGCATCTAAAACAAATGATGAAGCAGGTGATGGGACAACTACATCAACTGTATTAGCACATGCTATATTGAAAGAAGGATATAAAAAAATTGCAAATGGAGCTAATCCAATTGAATTGAAGAGAGGTATTGATAAGACAGTTAGTAAAGTTGTTGAATATCTAAAAGAAGAATCTAGACCAGTATCTGGAAATGATGAAATAGCACAAGTAGGAACTATATCAGCTAATAATGATGCATCTATTGGAAAAATGATTGCAGAGGCAATGGATAAAGTAGGCCAGAATGGTGTAATTACTGTAGAAGAAGGAAAGACTGCAGAGACACAATTAGATGTAGTTGAAGGAATGAGATTTGATAGAGGATATGCATCTCCGTACTTTGTAACCAATTCAGAAAAAATGACTGCAGAGTTAGATGATCCATTTATATTATTATATGATAGAAAAATTTCTAACATGAAAGATATATTGCCATTATTAGAACAAACAATGGGAATGGATAGAACAATGTTAATTATTGCTGAGGATGTTGATGGAGAGGCTTTATCAACATTGGTAGTTAATAAAGTAAGAGGTACATTAAAAGTTGCAACAGTAAAGGCTCCGGGATTTGGTGCAAAGAGAATTGAGCAGTTAGAAGATATGGCTGTATTGATTGGTGCGACAGTTATAACTCAAAAAGTTGGATTATCATTAGAAGATGCTACATTAGATCATCTAGGAACAGCAGGAAGAGTTATTATTACAAAAAATGATACAACAATTGTTAATGGTCATGGTAGTGAAGAAGCAGTTCAAGAGCGCATTAAAGATGTAGCATCTCAAATAGATAGTTCAGATTCTGAATATGATAAAGAACAGTTACAATCTAGATTAGCAAAATTGTCAGGAGGTGTTGCAGTAATTAGAATTGGCGCCGGATCTGAAATTGAGATGAAGGAAAAGAAAGATAGATTAGATGATGCATTGAATGCAACAAAGGCAGCAGTTGAAGAAGGAATTATTGCTGGCGGAGGAACAATATTAAGAGGATATCAACATTTTGAGGATGATATATATGAAAATGAAGATCAAATACTGGGAAGAGACATTGTTCTCAAAGCTTGTAAGGCTCCATTTGAGTCCATTTTGGAGAACGCTGGACTTAATCCTGAAGTTATTTGGAATAAGATAGTAACTACAGGTGATGGTATTAGTTCGGGATATGATGTTAGAACAGAAACGGTATTAGAAGATATGGTCGATGTAGGAATTATTGATCCAGTTAAAGTAACAAGAATTGCTTTAGAAAAAGCAGCATCAGTAGCAGGAACAATGTTAACTACGGAATGTGTTATTACAGATATTCCAAAAGATGAACCGGCACAGCCACAAATGCCAATGATGTAATGAAGGTAAAAAAGCCAGCTACAATATTTGACCATTTAGCAAATATAACATGGAAGAAGACTCCTTGGGATACTTTAGACGAAGCATCTCAAAAGTCTTTCTCTCCATATTTGATAAATAGATGGTTATCAATGAATCCAGATTATATAGAAATAGTTGATATGTTTCAACAATATACAATAGGACCATTGAGTAAGAAACATGTATATCAATTATATTTTGATTTCTTGCCTAAGCAAAAATCATTCAATAAGTACATTAAAGGTAAAAAGTCTGATAAGTATAATAAAGACCTTGTTAAACTTATATCAAGTCATTATGAAGTACGTAAAGATGAGGCAGAAGAATATATTAGTTTATTAGATAAACAAGAGATTATTTCAATCCTTAAGAAGTATGGAAAGGCTGAAAAAGAAATAAAAAGTTTATTGAAAAAATAGATAAAAAGCTTTGCCTAATTGAAATATATTTCTTATCTTTATATAAATAAAAAAAGAATATGAAAACAATAAAGGACAATCCAGGAAGAACAGTAAAATTTCAAGAAGTAGATAATACCGCAGTTG